ATCGGATACTCTTGCATAAATGCCTTTTCACCGTTTGAACCATCAGCACTTAATTCGATTATCTTTTGTCGTCTAAAATAGATTTGATTATCGTCTAACTCATATTGGTTATATAAGTTATGCTCATCATCTGTTTTGGTAAATCCTTTCGGTAATTCCTTTCTGTATTCATCTTGCCAAAACCAGGGAACAAATATAGCAATGAAGTCGCTTAGCCCGGACTCTGCTAGCTTCCACTGTTGATGAAAGAAGTTACCTAACCCATTGGCAGTAGATTCATAGATTATCTCTGTACCGGCCATATCTGGAATAGTTTGGAGTATTCCTTTTGCATGTTCAGCAGCATTAGGCCAGAACGCAACCTCGCTACCGTGAAAGAATTGATTGGTTTGTGATCGACCGACTGACTTGTTACCTGCCGTTCCTACCTTGTAGCCTGAATCTAATTTATCGAAGTGTAATTCTTTGGCGTTACTTGCTGATATCATCGTTAAGGCTAGAAAGAGCAAATGCAATCCAAGTGGGCCTTATGTTGTCGGTGTTGACCCTTCAAGAGGTGGAGACAGATTCTCTATTATTAGACGAATGGGTAGAAAGTCTTGGGGGTTAGAAAGCTATACCGGTGAGCAGGTTGATAAGCTAGGAAAGGGTGTATCATTGTGTAAAACTATACTAGACACAGTTGATCCAGTATCACAAAAGAAGCCAGATATGCTATTTATTGATGCTGGTGGTGGTATTGATATTGCTGATAGACTCCATGAATTAGGTTATCAAGACAGAGTTAAAGCGATATACTTCGGCTCTACGCCTTTAAACATGGACAAGTACAAGAATAAACGCTGTGAGATGTGGGGAGAGCTTAACTTATGGTTGAAGGATGAGAACTTAGAAGTTGAATTGCCAGACTCTGATACACTCCAAGCAGACTTATGCGCTTCTCCCTATGATAGAGACAGTCATGATAGAATTTGCCTATGGAAGAAAGAACGTATAAAATTGAAGTATGGGTTCTCACCAGACGAAGGTGATGCAATAGCTTTGACCTTTGCTGAGCCAGTAAACCTCAACAAACCACAAGATATAGACTTTGATAGTGAGTTTTGAAAATGGAAATAACAGATAAATTAACTGATAACGAATCTATTCATCAAGAGGCTATGACGCGCTTTGAGCAAATAGAGGACAAAAACCAGAGACGACAGGCCATTGAAGATATGCGCTTTACTCACGTAGAGGGCGGTCAATGGGATAATAACGCCATAGAGAAGCGTAAGAATAGACCTCGATTCACTGTTAACCGTGTAGCTGGTGCAGTCGCTCAAATTGTTGGCGACCAAAGACAGAACAGAACATCCATCAAAGTTAGACCTGTATCGAGTGGCGCTGATGAGAAGACAGCCAAGGTATTTAATGGATTAATTCGCAACATAGAATCTATTTCTAAAGCGACTAACGCTTATGATGCAGCCTTTGATGAGTCTGTGACAGGTGGTTATGGTGGATGGAGAGTCTTAACAGAGTTTAATGATGATGATATATTCGAGCAAGATATTAAGATTCAACCTATTAACTCAGCCGCTAGTTCACTGTATTTCGGCGATTCAAAAGAATATGACAAGAGAGACGCACACTTTGCATTCTTGATTACCAATATGCCTTTAGCTGAATTTAGGCAAAAGTGGCCTAAGAAATCAACTGACAACTTCCAACAAACTGACCTTGATAATAGCAATTGTAATGATTGGTTCACCGGTGACTTTGTAAGAATAGCGGAGTATTGGAAGAAGGTAGCCGTTAAGAAACAAATCGCTCTACTGTCTGACGGTCGTGTTATTGATTCAGATGAAGAGAAAGATGTATTAGATGAACTGGCAGCGCAAGGCGTCACAGTCGTTAAGACAAGAGAAGTTAAGTCTCACAAGGTCGTTATGTATGTTATCAACGGCAATGAGATACTTGAAGACAAAAAAGATTGGGCCGGTAAATACATTCCACTCGTTCCGGTATTTGGCAAAATCCACCACATTGAAGGGCGAACGTATATCAAAGGAATGGTGAGAGATGCCAAAGACCCACAAAGAATATACAACTATGAAACCTCTCAAGCGATTGAGACTAGCGCGTTAACACCTAAAGACCCGTATTGGATGACTAAGAAGATGGCAGCAGGTAATGAGGCTCAATTATCATCATTCCCAACCAAAAATAATCCCTTTATGTTTTACAATGCCGATCCAGAACATCCAGGACCACCAACTAGATCAGGTGCGCCAAGCGTTCAATCAGCAGCATTGGCAATGATTGCTCAAGCCTCTCAAGATATACACGCTACAACCGGCCTAGAACCTGCCTCAATGGGTAACGTGCCAGAATTAAAGAGTGGCAAGGCTATTCAAGCTCAGCAAGCTATGGGCGACCGTGGAGCGTTTATTTACTCTGATAACTTACAGAAGTCTATCCAATACACCGGTGAAATCTTAGTTGATTTAATACCAAGGATTTACGACACAGCGAGAACGGTTAGAGTGTTGAATGTTGACGGCTCTAGTGAGTTGGTAGAGATCAATCAAGAAGACAATAGAATCAATCAATCCATTATTGATAATCAAACAGGTAAGAAAGTGATTGTTAATGATTTAACGGTTGGTAAGTATGATGTTGTAACCGATTCAGGCCCATCATTCTTGACTAAGAGAATGGAAACTGCCGATCAATTAATTCAATTGGTTCAAGCTATGCCACAAATGCAGCAGTTAATCCCTGACTTAATCGCTAGAAACCTAGACATTAATGATAACGAAGAGATAGTTGCCCGGTTAAGAAAGCAAATGATTACTCAAGGCATTATTGAGCCAACCGAAGAAGAGATTGAAGAATTAGGTCTTAACCAACCTCCACAGCCTGACCTATTACAAGAGGCTTTATTAGAAAATACTCAAATGGCCACACAAAAACTGATGGCAGATATTGAAAAAGTAGAAGCCGACACAATTAACGCACAAGTCAAGACTCAGCAAGAAACCGCTAAAACTGTGGATATACTGGTTAAAACGATGCTTGAAAAGGTTAAAGTGGGCATACCTTTAACAAATGATGAGGTTCAATTAGTGATTGCTCAAAGGGATATTCTAGCAGATGCACAAGATTCTTTGGTATTGGCTAATAGTCCAACGCTATTGAACCAAGTACAATAATAGTTTAAAATTATAACTAAGGTTTCCTCTATACCTTTAAATAGATGCTTTACACTAGCCAAAGGGCGCAAATTATGGAAAACGCTGAACAGGTAGAACCAATGAGTGAACTTGATCTAAAAATCAAGGAAGCTATGGAAGAAACTAGTGAGGAATCAGCTCCTCAAGTGGTCGAAAGTCCAGAGGTTGAGAAACCCGAAGAATTAGCCGATGAACCCGCCGAGCATATACTGTCAAAACGGGCGCAGAAGCGAATTGACAAGGTTACTGGTGATAAATGGGATGCAATACGACGAGCGGAAAAGGCAGAGACTAAACTTGCAGAGATGCAACAAGTCCAAGCCCCTCAAACTCAGAGTAAAGAACCCCAACTAGAAGATTTCGACTATGACGAGCAAGCATTTAATAGCGCTCTTATAGATCATAAAGTTGAAATAAAAGCTAAATCGATACAGCGGGAGCAACAGGACGAACAAGCGCAACAGGTCCAAGCTAGAACAGCTACTAACTTTAAAGAAGCATCAGTTAAATTTTCTACTGATAATGAAATTAAAGATTTTAACGAGGTTTTAGACGGGATACCAACATTACAACCCACTGTTTTACAGTATGTAATGGAAGATCCAAAAGGACCAGAGTTAGCTTATTTTTTGGGTAAAAACCAAGATTTATCTAATGAAATTGCGCGAATGAATCCAATAGCCGCCGCCGTAGAGATTGGCAAGATTTCTAGTAAATTGTCAGAGCCTAAACAAATTAAACCTAGTTCAGCGCCTGAACCAATTGAGCCTGTAACAGCAGGTGGGGTAGTTGAATCCGACATCGGTGACGAAATGTCAATGGATGCTTGGATGAATAAATACAACCCTTAATTGATAAGGCCATAATTTAAAGGACCATATAATGGCTAATAATTTCAAGAATACGAGTCTAGTCACTCGTTTAATACTCAAAGCGTTTATGAATTCGCTTCAAATGGGTTCAAAGGTTGACCGTCAACTAGATGACAAATTCCGTAAGGTTGGTGACACGATTAATGTCCGTAGACCTGTTATGTTTACCGCTACCGCTGGTGCAACTTTAGTTCAAGAAGATATTGAAGAGCGTACAGCCGCAATTCAGTTAGATCGACGTGAGCATGTTGGCTTCAGTGTTACTTCTCAAGATCTAACCTTAAGCGTTGAGGACTTTACTGAACGTTTTGTAAACCCAGCAGCAGCAGAGCTTGCACAACAAGTAGAAACTGCCATTGGCGATACTTACAAACAGATTGGTAACTTTGTCGGCACTCCTGGCACAGCTCCATCAACCTTCTTAGAAGTTGGCGCAGCAGCTAAAGTACTAAGCAAGCTAGGCGTTCCAATGGATATCCGTTGGTCTGCTTTCTATGATGAAGATGCTTCGTTAGCATTGTCTGACGGATTAAAAGGTGTCTTCCCTAGTAAAATAGCTACCAGAGCAATTGAAGAGGCCAGCATTGGTCGATACTCAAAGTTTGAATTATTTGAGAATCAATCTTTAGCAATTCACACTGTTGGCGTTAATACCGGTACTCCACTAGTAGATGGCGCGGCACAAAACACCACTTATGCGGCTTCTGGTGATGCTTGGGAACAGTCTTTAGTAACTAACGGTTGGACAAATGACACTGCCGACATATTACTTGAAGGTGATGTAATTACCCTTGCTGGTGTTTTCGCTGTCAACCGTAAGACTCGAGTAAGTACTGGCGACTTACAGACTTTTGTGGTTAGAGCAGATGCAGCAGCGGGCGCTTCAACGGGTCCGGCTACATTAACAATCAGCCCTCCAATTATCACAAGTGGACCATACCAAACAGTTACAGCAGCGCCGGCTAATGATGCGGTAATTATTGTTAAGACTGGTGTAGGCGGAAGCTCTCACAAGCAAAATTTGGCTTGGCACAAGAACGCAATCACATTGGCAATGGCTCCTTTAGATTTGCCTACTGATGGCGCAACTGCTAGCCGTGAAAGCTTTGGTGGTATTTCGATTAGAGCGGTTCGTCAATACGATATTATCAACGATAAGACTCTTTACCGTTTTGATATCTTATTCGGCGTTGACGCACTTAACCCTGACTTTGCAGTTAGAACCACTTCATAAACCCATTTCCCGTCTAACGTAGTTTGTTATTCGGGCTTTTTTAAGGAGAACATTATGGGTGTAAATACTCGATTACAAAAATCAACAGCAGCCACAGCAGCAACGTTGACTGACAGTTCAAGCGGTTCGGCTTCTCAAACAATTGCGGCTATTGGTGGAACTTATGATCAAGATGAAGTTAGAGACGCAGTAGCATCGTTGGCAGCACAAATTAATAAACTAATTGCAGATGTTGCAGCAATGCGCACTGTACTCAACGCAGGAGGCTAACATGACTAAGAAAGAGCTAGTCCCAACGTGGGTTTATCACCCAAATCATGATGCTAAAATCGTTATGTCTGATGAAGCCAAATCGCTTTACAAGGAAGGGTGGTTTGATAGTCCAGCCAAATGTGTTGAAAAACCTTTATCGTTAAAGAAAAGATAATGCGTAAGTATTTATACGCAGAAGATAAAGAGCCAATGATTGTGGAAGAGTGCCAAGAGATGGAAGGTTGGCACGACTCCCCTATTGCATTTATTAAAACAACTGACTTCGGCGTCAATCCTGAAGACACTGTAAAGGTTCAATGCTTAGGCGAATCTATCGAAGGGGTTAAAGACTGTTGTAATGGTCTTTTAAACCTTCATTTAATGAGCTTAAAGCAGCTTAGAGACTTTTCTGATACCAACTTCAAAGGCATTAAAGCAAAGTCTAAGAAGGGCATCATAGCCCGAATTGAGGCATATAATGACAACAGCAGCAGATATCATTAAAGGCGCTTTACGTAAGAGCGGAATTAGAGCAGCAGAAACAGATATTGAACCCGATGAAATCGCAGACGGCCTTGAAGATTTAAATGATTGGGCGTCTCTGTCTGAGACTGCGACTATTGCATTAGGGTTTACGCCTGTTAAAGATTCTGGCGACCCTATCAATATTCCTTTAGAAGCGGTTGGATACTTTAAAACCAATCTCGCTTTATATATCGCTAGTGATTACGGAGCGCCTATTGCGCAAACCTTAGTTAAGGCGGCTGATGACTCACTAAAAGCAGTATTAAACACTTTTCAAATACCCATTGATGTTCAATTTCCTGACACTCTACCCGTTGGCTCAGGTAATGAATGTTTCGACTCATTTAATAACCAGAAGTTTTTCGACAATAACAAGAAAGAGAACTTCTAATGCCTTTGATGAATCTACCTATTGGTGGCGGCTTTTATCAAGCAGAATCCTTGCCGACATCCGCTCAAAGATGTGTTAATTGGATGCCTGTTATCCCTCAAACAGCCAATGCGTTATCTAAGATAGAATTATTCCATGTGGCAGGAATTAAGCAGTTTGCTACTTGTCTTCCTGATAATAGGGGTGCTCATGTAATGGCTGAGGTCGCTTTCTTTGTTAACGGTAATACATTGCAAGAAATACCCGCTAACGGCGTAGCAATCAGCAGAGGAACGATTGAAGGGGCTGGTCAAGTCTCTATGGCTGACAATGGATCTAAATTAGTAATTGTTGTACCTGGTGGAAGGTCTTATGTATGGGACGGTTTAACTCTTGTTGAAATAACAGATACCGACTTTAGGGTAAGTGATACTGTATCGTTTAAAGATGGCTTCTTTATCTTTACCGCGAGTGACGGAAGCGTATTCTTTAACTCGGCATTAAACGACCCTTTAAATTATCGCGCTTTAGACTTTGGTACGGCTGAAATTGACCCCGATAAAATAGTTGCTTCTATTGTTATTCATAATGAATTATTTATTGTTGGCACTGAGACTATCGAACTGTTTCAAAATATTGGTGGCGCTGACTTCCCCTTTCAACGGATAGGTGGTGCTAACATTCAGAAAGGTGCTCACGCTAAGTTCTCTATTGTTAAACTGGATGAAACATTCGTCTTTGCTGGTGGTGGATTTAATGAAAAAACTGCTATCTGGCAGGTCACTGATTCATCTAGAGCCACTAAAATAAGTACAGCAGCTATTGATAACGAGATACAAAAATTCACTAAAGAAGAAATAGAAAACTCAAGAGCCTTTAGTTATTCCGATAGAGGGAATGAAATAGCCGTATTTACCTTTGAGTCAGAAGTAATACCAAGCAGAACATTTGCTTATAATGGTACAACCTCTAAGTTGTCGGGTATTCCCTCATGGTTTGAGTTTCAGTCGGGCGTGACTGATAACCAGTGGCGTGTAAGAAGTCTTATTGCCGCTTATGGCAAGTTACTAGTAGGTGATACTGATGGTCGGGTGGGTGAGCTAGACAAAGAAACCTTTACCGAATACGGTAATACTATCGCTAGAAGCTTTACCGGTTCACCTTTGTACAATCAAAGTATCTCTATTTACATTTCTAAGTTAATTTTAACAATGGAATCTGGTGTAGGTACTTCAGGTCAAGGATTAGATCCCGTCGTTAGAATGTCATTCTCTGATGATGGTCGAACATTTACAGGCGAAAGAGTCAGAAAGATTGGCAAAAAAGGTGCATTCGGTCAAGAGACTCATTGGCGTAGATTAGGAAGAGTGCCAAGATTTAGAGTATTCAAGTTCGTTGTTACCGATCCTGTTAAGCCAATTATTATTAAGTTAGAGGCTGAATTATCGAGTGGTGGGCCCGTTGGCTGAGTTAATCGCACTTAGACGGGGTGAGCCTATATTTGACCAACGAGGTTTTGGAACGCTTCGCTTATATGAATATATTGAGCAACTAACAAACCAAGTTAATACAACCTCTTCCGAGACTGAGGAGATAAATACTCAGGTTTCATCTAACCAACAGATCATAAGCCAGTTAGCAGAGTTTTTAAAGAAACAGGAAAGAGTTGTTAATACTACTGTCGATTATACTGCTCAAGTCGGTGACATAATAAGCTGTAATAACACGTCACCTATAATTATTACAACCCCTATTAACCCAATAAAGAACGATATCTTGCCAGCTATAAAAAGAACGAATGCGTCCGTAAGAGTCAATGGTCCGATAGATGGCGAGACTTTTAAAGTTATTAATGTAAAAGATTATTCAATGAAACTTGCCTATAACGGCGCTATCTGGATTGAAGTATGAGCAATAATGTATCACAGCAACTAGAAATTAGCGCTTATGGTGCTATTAAAGCTGATCAAGACCAGCCTATTACACAAATTAACGCTAAATACGGGATATTAGGCCAAGTCTTTACAATTGAAGATGCTGCGGCGTCAGGTACAAATACAGTCGTTAATGAGTTATTTACCTGTAAAACCGGAACCTCTGCAACTGGATTAGCTAGCATCCTAACACTAAGACAAGTTGCTTCACGGGCTGGACAAGGAAGCATTTCAAGATTAGACGCTTTATTTACAACAGGTGTCGCAAATAGCCAGCAATCAGCAGGGTTAATTACTAGTGAAAACTCTTACATATTTATTTATTTAGGTACAGCTTTTGGTATTGGTTATGCTCATGGCGGGATTAGTGAGGTTCAAGAATTAACCATTACAACACCAGCAGGGGGAGCTGAAAACGCCACAGTGACAGTTGATGGAAACCCTTTCACCGTTCCATTAACCACCGGAACAGTCCAACATAATGCAACAGAAATAGCTAATAGCTTAGAATCTCAAGTTGTTAATTATGATTTTACGGCTAATGATGACCAGGTTGTGGCTCAATCTATTCTTTCAGGTGCGCAAGGCTCGTTTGCTTTCAGTAGTGGAACTGCAGTGGCTGCTTGGGATCAACAAATAGCAGGATTGTCGTCAACGTTTGAATTTATTCCTCAAGCAAGTTGGAATGTTGACACTAGACTGACAGGGGATGCGCCAAGAATCCTTGTCCAGACTAATTTAAATGCCTATCAAATTCATCTCGGCTCAAACTCAGGCGCTGTTCATTTTTACATAGAGGACAATGAAACAGGTATTGGAATGCTTGTTCATACCATTAAGAACGCCAATTTAAATACTACGCCTAATGTGACTAATCCTACCTTTCGATTGGGTTGGATTGCTCAAAACTTTGGGAATACGATCGATTTAACCATTGCAGGGAATGAGGCAGGGGCTTTTATTGAGGGCAAAATACAAAGGAGCAACCCCCCGCGCTCTGAAAGTAACAATCAATTAGGGGTAGGAACGACCTTAACAATGATTGCGTCCTTTAGAAATAGAATTACATTTGGTGATAAGGTTAATCGCGTTGAAGTTTACCCTAATTTGGTTGCGGCATCATCTCAAGCTAATAAATCAACATTCTTTGTATTTTTAGTCAATGCAACGTTTGCGGCAGATGTGGATTTCTCCTACGTCAATAAAGCAGCATCAGTAATGGAATTTGCTGTCGATTCTGTCGGTGTCAGTGGAGGACAACGGATAGGAGCTTTAACTATACCGTCTGATGGAAGTGAAACTATAAGATTAAATCAA